GCCAAGCTCTGAATAGGAGAAGGTTCAACGACTATCCCGCAAGGGAGTACACTGCAAGCGATTGGCAGTGGAAGTGGCACACATCTTATGAAATTAAGATGAAGATATAGTCTGCTCTATATGGAAACATATAGTATCTAACGTGTAGCGGCGTTTTCTTAACTTATAAAAAGTAAATAAGACAGAGGGTAGCTCCCTTTTCTTGTACTGCAATACAGGATTATTATTTACTTTTTATCATATCTTTTTGCAGAAAGGTTTAAGGTAGAAATTATGAAAATTTGGGAAGTAAATTCTAGTAAGCGTTTTAGTTTTGGTTGTATTTATTTATGGACTAATCTTATTAATGGTAAACATTATGTTGGACAGACAGTTAATTTTTATCAACGTATTCAACGATATAAGAAAGGTTTAATTAATTCTTATATGAAAGAAGATATTGATAAATATGGTATGGAAAATTTTAAAGTTGAAATATTGGAAAAAATAGAAGATATTTCAAATGAAGATTTTCTTACTGAAAGAGAGCAATATTGGATGGATTATTATCAGTCTTATGATTTAGAAAAAGGCTATAATATATTTGATGTTGCTGGCAATGTCTGTTATTTAAAACGTAGTGATACTATTAAAGAAAGATTTTGTGGAGAAGGAAATGGAATGTATGGTAAACATCATTCTGATGAATGGAAACAAAATCATTCTGATTGCGTAAAAGGTTTGTGGGAAAAAGAAGAATATAGAAAAGTTCAGACAGAAAGGATGCAAGGAGAAAATAATCCTATGTATGGGGTATCTTTAGATGGTGAGAAAAATGGAATGTATGGTAAACATCATTCTGATGAAACCAAAAGAAAGATAGCTGAAAGTAAAATAGGGAAAACTCATGCACCTACTCATTTTAAAAGAGTGAGATGTGTTGAAACTGGAAAAATCTATAATAGTCAGAGTGAAGCCGCACAAGAGTATGGCATAACTCAGGCCGCAATCAGTGCAGTTTGTAAAGGTAAAAATAAGACAGCCAAGAAAATGCATTGGGAATTTGTAGACTAATCTCAAAAATAGTAATAGAAACAATACAAGACTTAGAAATGGCGGTGAAGTAAATTACAATGACCTTACTACAATTCTTGAACATCCACAAAGAGATGAAAAGCATTGGAATAGTCATGGTTTTACAGTTTCTTATGAAGAAAGATTACATGTAGTTCCAAAAGCTAAGATTGAAGATTTGAAAAGTAGGGCTGTTGACCAACAAGCTATTCCCTGTATTATTCCCATTCAAGGTACAGAAGAATTGAATAGTAATATGTGGTTAGATTTACAAAAGGCTCTTAAGGGTGAATATATTCACTTCTTAATTGATGAACTTAATTTGGAAACTTTGATGGAAGAAGATTTAAGCTATTTTGATTTAAATAGTGAAGAAAAAGCAATTATTAAGTTACCTTATGTTCATACATTAGAAATGATAGGTGAAGCTATCAGTCTTAATCAAACATGGAATGGTGGAAAGGTTAAACTTCATGAACCCCCTACCACCAATGCAACAAAGGATAAAATAGTGGCAGTAAGTTATTGTAACTATATTGCTACTCAATTAGAGAATAAATATGCTATACAAAATCAAAGTGATGGAAGTTGGGATGATGTGTGGCAATTAGTATTTTAATTATGAGGGACGGCTGATTCAATTGCTATGAGTTGGCTGTCCTTTCTTTTAAATATATACATAAATAAATTTATGAAGAAAGGAGAGAATAAAATATAAATGAAAAATAGCCCAAGAATGCTTCCTAAACAACAGCAAGATAATATTTCCATTCCAAATGCTAATATGTTATCAGAAGAAGAAACATATGACGTAATAAAATTTGCAAGCAATTTATATGGATATGAAGGTTTTGGTGTATATACTCCATGGCTTTCTAATGAAAATTTAATTAACCTTAACAATAATCCACGTATTCCTGGCAATTTAGATGCTATTATTAAGGCGTTAAAAGATTATAAAAGAGAAGCTGGCAATTTACAAGCTTATAGTGAGTTTATGGAAGTATTCGATATGCTCTATAATCGAACTGTTGAATACTATACTAATCTTCTTTCTTTTGATTTGCAGATTACATGTAAAAACGTAAAAAATCCAAAAGAGGATTATGGTTCTTCCAGATATTTAGAAGATAAAGCAAGAGTATATAAATTTCTTGACAATTTTGATTATAAATCAGAATTTAGGAGGGTTGTAAAACAGGTATTACGTCATGAAACTCATTATGTAAGTTTCAGAAATAATATGAATAAAAATGACCCTAAGTATACATTGCAGACTTTACCTCAAGATAGGTGTTTATTAACAGGATATTTTGAAACTGGCTTGTTATTTGATTTTGATATGATGTATTTCATTGGAACGCCAGGAGTAGATATAGATTGTTATGACCCAATTTTCAAAAAATATTTAAGTGAAGTATGGGCCACAGAAGGATTGATGGATTATATACCTTCTAATCCTTTGGATAGTCGAGATGGTACATTTACTCTTTATCATCAGACTAGCCCTATGGATAATTTCTGGGCTTTTAAGTTCGATATGTCTAATTTTTCCTCTGTTCCTTTTCTTTCTCCATTTTTGAAGAATGTTTTCAATAATACAGAGATTGCTAAGTTACAGAAAAATAAAGATATCGCTTCTGCTTTTGGTTTATTGTATGGTGAAATGCGTATGCAGGAATCGGCTAAATCTGGTGAGGTTCCTGATAGGTTTTCGCTAAAGCCAGAAACATTAGGTAAATTTATGAAATTGGTTTCTACAGGATTAAAAAGTGTTATGACTTCTGATTCTGTAATTAAATCTGTAGCTTTACCTTTAGAGGAAGCAGAATTTAAACAGTTTGAAGATAAAAATACAGGAATGGCTATAGATGCCGCTAAAGATACTATGGCTAATGGAGTATCAGCAAGTAGACTTTTATATGCTACAGATAGAATGTCTAATGAGGAACTTATTGCCGCAGTAACAGCAGATTACGAAATTGTAGCTAAACTTTATTCACAATTTAATAATTTCTTAGAGTTCTACGTCAATCAGAAAACAAAACAGTATAAATTTAAGTTTACTTTTGATGGATGTACTCAACCATTTTGGAGAAAACGTAAGCAAGAATCTATAATGAAACTTGCTGATGTTGGATTAGTTCTTAATTCAAGCGCATATGCGGCGGCATTTGGATATAAACCTACAGATTTTGATAGATTATTGGAAGAAGGTCATAATGGAGGAATGTTGGAAAATCTTTCTCAGTTACTTTCTATTCATAATATGTCTAATCCTGGGGGACGTCCACCATCTGATGAACCTTTATCAGATAGTGGTGAGAGAAGCCGCAATCAGTAGATAGGTATAAAATGGTACAAAGCAGTAAAGTGATGTTTAGAGGACTATGTGAAGAAGTATTTAACACTTTGTGTTTCATGTACCTTTTTATACTTGTTGGTAAAAAAGAAAGAGGTGAGAAATTTTATGTTGATGAATGAAGAAACGTCAGAAGCATTAGATATTTTATATGGTGCTTTTTTCGATTTGAACGCTACTTTGGATAGAGTAGCCAGTGTTATGATGAATGGTTTTTCTATGCCAATTGCAGGAGATATTGTACATCATAAATTAAGTCATTTGATGCCTTTGTTTGCAGATATGATATCTGAGATAAAAGATAATTATAATATTTCATCTATTCGTCCTCCCGTACACAAGGATGATAGAAATTATGATAATTTATTAACTATGTTTGAAACTGTATTGAAAGAGTTTTCAGACGTATACGAAATGATTAATAAAGTGGATGATATTGCTATTAAACATAGAGATAGAAATGTTTCTTCTGATTTAGTAAAAGTATTTCAGAAGTTCAACATTGTTATGGGCCAAGTTATAACTTTACGTGATAAAGCGGCTCAGATGCCTACAGATTTTGATAAGTTTGATTTCCATTCTTCTGAATGGGGTATAAAAGGGGTGAAGCTGTAATGGTAATTAGAAAAACACCAGCAGATATTACTTCTTATTGGATTGTAAAAGATACACAAGAAAATTTACTTTTACAGGCAAATGGTTTATTTCCTAAATATATGGATGAACAATTTTCCTATTATACTATTGATGAATATTTCATAATTCTATATTTACAGTTAGTGGATGGATATGGAGTTTGTGGAAAAAGAAGTGAAGATTTGAAAAATATAATGAGAAAGGTGTAGAATCGTGAGTGAAAGAGACAGAGGGTAGTATTGTAAAAAATGGTACAATTCGTAATTTTTCTATAGACCTTATCGAAAATTTCATTGAGGATTCTGACCCTGAGTTTGCATATGGTACTATGGTATTTTTATCCACAAAACCTAACAGTCATGAGTTAGATATCAGTGAAGATGTGTTACGTGAATGCGCTTCAAGTATATTAGGTAAGTGGGTAGTATGTAGGGTGAATCCTTATACAAAAGAAGCAGAAGGTCATTCTCCTTTAGAAGTTATTGTAGGGCAAGTTCCTAAAGACCAGGAAATAAAGTTTAGTTATGATAAAGATGGTTATTTATTAGCAAGTGCTGATTTCATTTTGTCTAAAATTTATGCTGTAGACACTTACAATTTGTTTAAAAATGGTAACTTTAGAAATGTTTCTGTTGAAATGTTGACTAGTGGAACCATAATGGCAGATGGTAGAGAAGATGAAAAAGATGTTTCTCATTTAAGTATTTGTGGAGTTACTATTTTAGGAAAAAGAATTAATGGAAGTTGCCCTAGTGCAAATGCTCAGTTAGTTCAGTTTGAAGAAAAAGTAACAGAATTTTATGAAAACCATCATATTAATGAACTAGAAGCACTGAAAAAGTTTGCCGAAGAAGGGAGAAAAGCAATGGCAGATAAGACATATAGAGTAGATAAATCAAAAGATGCAATGTCTGATACTCCATGGGGAGATGTCAACAAGGAAGAATTAAGAAAAAAGATTATGGAAGCAAGTAATAAAGCTTCTTTAGTCAAAGATGTATATATGGTAGTTGAGGATGGGTGGGAAGATGCCCCATCTGAAAAGCTTAAATATCCTGTTATGCAGTTTAAGGGTGACACTTTAGTGTATAACAAAGGTGGTTTAAGTTCTGCTTTGGGTTATGCAAAGGCAGAAAATGATTCAGCAGTAGTAAGTAAAGTAGAAAAAATCCGTAAGGATTTAGACATTGAAGATGAAAATAATGACAATGATAAAAATAAAAATGGGAAGGAGCGTAAAATGGCAACAGCACAGTTTGAAATTGAAGGGCGTGAAGCCTGGGGCGAAATAATTAAAAAGGTTCAGTCCCATGAAGGAAAAGGCGTTTATGTTGACAGTGTAGAGAAAGACCATATCATTTTTACCAAAGATGATATTCGCTACAGAGTAGACGCAGATGTAAAAGTGGGTAAGGATGATAAGACCGTTGATGCGGAAATTCATTGGGGGACAAAAAAGAAGGATAAGGTTCAGAAAATGTCTAAGAAGTCCAAGTTAGATGATGACGAAGATGACGAGGACGAGGATGATAATGACGAAGATGAAGGCGGAGAGGGACATAGTGACGAGGACGAGGATAAGAAGCATAGGGCTAATCTTCGTAAATGTTCAAAGTTTATCGAGAAACTTTCATCTGATGCCAATGTAGATGCGTCTGCATATATGGAAATGTTAGAGAAGGAAGCTAAAAGAAATAAAGCTTTAGCTGAAAAACTCGCTGAAAAAGACCATATCATTATGGAACACGATAAAGAACTTAAAGAATTAAGAAAGTTCAAAGAAGATAAAGATAAAGAAAGAGTTGAAATGGAAGTTTCTAAGACCATGGAAGAAGTAAAAGAGTTCGTGGACAAAGAATCTTTTGAGACTCTTAAATCAGAAGGAATGGCTTGTAAGATGGAAGCTATTGACGGCTGGAAGAATAAGGCCAGAAGTATAGCTTTTGAAAAGAGTCATGGTAAATCACAGAAGTTTAGTTCTGCTGGTTTATGGAGAATGGGCGCACCTATTACGGAACCACATCGTAAGAGTGGCCTGTGGGAAGATTAATTAAAAAATAAAGGAGAGAAATTATTATGGCTAACACAATTTTAGTTTTAACGAGAGTTGCGGCTGACAATGTAGATGCTTACAATAGGTCAGCTATTGCTACTACTGATGTAATGAATGGAGCATTACTGACTTTGGAGACAGGATTAAGCACTGCCCCTGGAAAACCTTTCGTATTCAACGCTACACCTCTGGCAGATGTAAATGCTCATAAGCAGTATTGGATGGCATGTGCGCCAGAAGTAAATACTTTAACTGACGGCACTCTGATTTACAAAGGCATTAACAATGACCCCAGGAGTTTTACCAATCCTGCTAACATTGAGTTTGATGTATTTGCTGTTCAGATTGGTGATATCGTTCAGTTAAGCGCGCCTTTCTTTGTGGCGAATTTTGACCCAGGAACCGTTAAGGGTGCAACAGTGGTTGAATACGATGCAGTTAACAATGGTATGGTGGCTAAGGTTGCCGCTACAGAAAGTTATGAGGGGATTCAGTTCAAGATTATTAAGTCCTTCCCATTTGTTGTAGGTAGCGAAAGCGTTCCTGGCTGGTTGTTAGAGCGTGTAAACTAATACCAAATAAAATAAGGAGAGTGTAAATTTATGAGAGATTTAAGTATTGTAAAATTCGCCGCAGGAGATGAAACAACTCTGAAATTTGTTGACAGAGTTAGAGACTATTATTTCCACTATATGTCAGAGGTGGCAAAAAAAACATTGGGAACATTTGATTCTTCTGTGTCTTTACAGGCAAAAGAGGAAAAGATAAACAAAGATTTTATGTTGGAGGTTCAGAAGTTTGCGAACTTCCAGATTCCAGAAAATCTTGAGCCAGTTCACATTGCAACTAATCCTACTATCGGCTGGGCCGCTTTTGCTATTGCGGACATGATTATTCAGGCTGTTTTACCTGAGACAATTATAAATTCTATTGGAGTTTATACTGATATTCGTAATATTGGCTGGGGCGATTCTGCTCAGTTTGAAATTAAGCCAAGAGCACTTATGACCATTTCTACGGCTGGTCATGGTCAGAGAACCACTTTCAGACAGAAAGAGTTCAGTGCAAACAAGACTCTTTTACCTGTAAACCATAACATCACCGTATATGCATCTTTATATAAGGTGTTAGCTGGTAAGGAAAGTCTGGCAGAGTATATTCGTAAGGCTATCCTGTCTATGGATACAGAAATGACCCGTGATGCTTATAACGCTTTCCATGCTGGCCTTAACGCCGCAGATTATCCTTCTGCCCTGGTTAAAACAGGGTACACCCAGGATACGCTTTTAAATCTGTGTCAGGTTGTTACTGCTTATAATCAGGGCGATAAAGCGGTTATTGTAGGTACTACTGCCGCTCTGTCTAAGGTTCTTCCTGATGCCGCCGCAGGATACAGAATTGTTACTAATTCAGAAGCTATTGGAATCCAGCTTATTCGTAACTTCTTTGATTACGATATTCTGGTACTTCCACAGGTGGCTACTGCTAATTACCAGGATTACAGCTTACTTCTGGATGATAAGGAGATTTATGTTATTTCTCCATCCACTGATAAGCTGGTTAAGGGTGTTATTGAGGGTGTTACCCTTAACAACAGCAACAACTATTATGATAATGCAAACCTGACCTCCAACTCTACTATTAATAAGAGTTGGGCTTATGAGTTTGTTTCCAATGCTACTGCTGGTCTTTTGAAGCTGGCTTAAGCATAAATAATTGATATTTTAACGCTGGGAGAAGTCACATTCTTCCAGCGTTTTTTAAATAAAAGAAAGAAAGGAATGAAAGGAAATGGCAAAAACAAGTACATCTGCACCAAAAACTGGTACAACTAAAAAGGCTGTATCATCTATTGAATCTACAGAAGTAGAAGTAAATGAAGGAGAAGATAATATGGAAAAGAAAATGGAAGTTTCTAATGATTCAGTTTCAAGAGAAGATTATGAAAAGCTTTTGGCTCAGGTTCAACAGCTTACACAGATGGTAGCTATGAATAATTCTAAAACAGCGGCCCCATCTGAATATGCTTCTCCATTAGAAAAAGAAGTAGTTGTGGTAAGCATGTGTTTAGGCGAACTTAATTTATCTACAGGAAGAAATGGTAAAGGAACTGTTTATAACTTTAAAGAGTTTAATCAGGCTTTAGATATTCCTTTTGGAGATTTAAAGGATATTGTAAGAAATAATGCTCGTTTTGTAGACGAAGGATATTTCTATATTGCCGATGCCGAAGCTGTTAAGAAATTAAGAAAAGCTTATAATTACAAGAAGATTTTAACTCCTGATACTATATCCAGGATTTTTGATTATGATTCCAATACAATTGTATCTATGTATAAAGATGCGCCCAGAGGTCAGCAGGAACTTATTATACAGATGATTCGTGATAAGCGACTGAACGCTGAAAAGGTAGATGCAAATGTTATGATGGAATTAGGTAAACTGACGGGTATTGACTTTTTAGGAATGGAACCTACTGCTTAATAAAAGATAGGAGGTATACTTTTATGGCAACTTCCTTTGATGTGATAAAAGATTCCGCTCTTATTATTATCAGAGATTACAAACTGGATAAATTATATCAAACTAATCAAGAGAAGTTTCAAGAGTATACTGACGGTATCTTGATTAAAGCTATACCAAAATTTATTGATTGTATCCACCCTTTGGATTACAATTTAGCAAATAGAGAATTTATAGGAGATTTAACCATACATGAGCAAAGTATTTTAGCTGACTGGTTTGTATATGTATGGTTAGAAACTCAAATAAACGATGTTACACAATTTCAACTTCATCTTACCAATACAGATTTCAAACATTATGCAGAAGCTAATAATTTACAACAAAAGTCTGAATATTTAGACAGAATAAGAGAAAAAATCAAACAAGATACTGTAGATTATCAGCTTTTGTATGTGAAAGAGTTTGATTTTTTTAAGGATTTTGTTTATTAATGGATAGAAAAGCTGTTATAAATAAAATATTTAAAACCTTGTATATTTATGAAGATTCTGTAGAGAAGTATTCTAAATATATAGGGAAGTTATTAATTGTTTTATCTGGATTGGAAGATGATGAAATAGACAAAGAAGCAATAACCATGATAAAGGGATTGAAAGCTTTAGGAACGGAAGTTGACCATGATATGGTTAAGTCTACAGTTTTTAAAGTAATCAATATGGTTAAATTAAAATAAAAGGAGGATATAGTTATGGCTTTGAAATATTATTTAAATTACATTGACAATTTAGCTATGTCCCCTAATACAGAATACAGAAGTGGTATGCAAGCATTAGTGGATGCTCAATGGGATAATACCACTACTAAATACACTATTCAAGAAGAAGCAAATATAGGAACTTCTATCTATACTGATATTGAAGTGTATATTAATCATGTAATTAATGAATCCTTTACGGGCCGTAAAAACGGAGATGATTTTAGGAGGCTTATTTTTAAAGAGATTATTCAAAGCGGACAGAAATCATTTAGAAATGCAAGAGGTCATATGTACAAATTTGATAATAACTATTGGATTACTACATTTACAGATAACTACAATGGAGACTCGGTTTCTGTAGTTGTACGTAGATGTAATAATATAGCAAAATATGTAGATAAAGAAACGGGAGATATTATAGAAGTTCCATGTGTATTAGATTATACAGCTACTTCTCCTTCTCCTAAATATAGTGAAGATATAGTTACTCCTGATAACCATGTTGTTCTTATTGTGCAAGGAAACAATAATACAAAATGGTGGAAACAAAATCAAAGGTTTATTTTTAATGGTAGACCTTTTAAAATTACAGGATTTAACAATTATCTTCAAAACAATTATGTAACTCAGGATACTACAATATTATATTTTGATTTATACCTGGATGAAATTCAACCTAGTGATGATATTGAAAATAGTATTGCTAATCGTTATGATTATGTTTATTCTGTAAATATTTTACAGGGTAATTTTAGTGCTAAAAAGGGTGATTCTGGTACATTAACAGCAGAAGTAAGGTTGAATAACGAAGTAGTTAGTCGGCCTATTATTTGGAGTTGTATTCCCCCTACAGGGGCAAATATTGACTCTGATGGGAATTATACCATATTGGCTGAACCAGGAACAGAAGTGGAGTTTAAGGCCAGTATAAGTCAGTACGAACAAGTAACAGGCGTTGTAACCTGTCAAGTGGTAGAATCCTTGCCAGAAATCAAAAAGCTTGTAATCGACCCTGTACTAAGTTCTATACCACAGGAACAGAGTAAAACTTTCAGTGTAAACCTTTATATAGATGGAATAAAACAGACAGATATTGTAAATTATTCTGTTGAAGGAGTGAGTACAAGTTATTATAGTGTAAAAAGAAATGGTAATGATTTTACTGTTTCTGCTCTAAGGGCTTCTACAAATCCTTTAGTTTTCCATTTCTCTGTTGGAGATATAAAAGAAACTTTAGAAATTAAGTTAAAATCGGCATTCTAAGGAGGGACGTTATGTTTAACAATTTTGCAATGTTGCCATCCGTCCCTTATAACATTATAATGACGTTGGCACAAAATAATGAAAATATCTTTAAAATGCTAAAGTATAATACTTATGATTGTTTATCCCAGCCTAATTTAACATTTGAAGAAAAAATGGAAATGATTTATAAAAATCAAGACCAGCAACAAGACTATAGGATTTTTCTTAATCCTTTAGTTGAGAATATGCAATATGATGCTACTACAATTTTAAAATGTTTTCGCTATGATAATTGGCCTAAAAATCATTTGATTGCTGTAGTGGTATATGAGTTTGACATTCTTTTTGGTGATAAGATAGCCATGGTAGAATACAATGGAATCCCTTGTAATAGAGCAGACGTTATGGAAATGGAAATAATGAAAACTCTTAATGGGGCTGATATTGGTGGTATTGGACAATTTCAGTTTAATGCTGATTTATCTCAGTATTGTCGTTCAAGAATGGCTTTAAATAACACAAGAAATTATAACGGATGTACTATTTTTATGGCAGTACAAATTGGTTCTATAGCTGAAAGTGGGTGTTTTAATGTTTGATATAACGCCTTATCAAAATTATATTGAAATTGATTCACCCATTCCCTATATAACCAGAAAAAAAGAAACTGTAATGTTATATCCTGTTTTAACAAAAGACGCTAATAAATTTGTTCCTTCTTATGATATTTTAAGAATAGATAAGAATAAAATTGGTGATGTTAATATTATCCAAAGTTCTTATTTACAGTTTTTATTACAAGTTGTTTTGTATGATGATTTGTTTGGAGAAGCAGATGGTATTAAATCGCCACATACAATATTTTATTGGAAATTTATTCATATTTTAGAAATGTGTTTTCATTTAGACAACATAGCAGAACAATTTTTAATAAAAATAAATGACAAAGGAAAATTTATTCTTTTTATAAAAGGTGTTTTAGTAGATTATAAAGATTTTGATAATATCATTCAATTGATTATGTATCAAAATGTTTATGGCTATGAAGATGATACTGATATGAACCCAGATATAAAACAGGCTATAGATGAATATTATTCTTTAGTGAATAAAGGTAAGGAACCAATAACACTTGAACGAAAGATTTCTGTAGTTACGGCTCATAACGGTATAATGAAAAAAGAATTGTTACTTATGACTTATTATAGTTTCATGTCTTTATTTGAAGCAGTAGTGGATGAAATTGACTACATTGTAAATAAAAATATTGAAGCTAATGGAGGAAAATTTAAACAACCTATAGAACATTTTGTATATAGAGATAAAAAGAGCAAGTATAGTAATGCTTTTGGAAAGAAAGAAAGTTTAGAAAAAGGATTCAAAAAAATATAGTTTTAAAATAAGAAAGGGGCAAAAATAAATGGCTGATATTTATTTAGCAGGTGTAGCCACGGTTGATTTGTTTGATGGACAGGAATTATTTTCCACAGCAAAAACCCTGGTAGATTCTTCGGTTTCTTTAAATGTATCTTTGGAGGAAATTCGTGCAGGACAGGGCGCAAAGCTTTATGGCAAATATGCGCATTCTTCTGTAATGGATATTACCCTTACTGATGCTATGTTTCGTCTGGAATATATCGCAAAGAATGTAGGTGGTGAAATTTCTATTGGAGGTACGGCAACTTTTAACGAACAGGTTACAGTAGCCACACCAGGAAGTATTGAGGTAACTAATACCCCGGCGGCATTTGGAACTTATGGTACAGTTGGTTGGTATAAGAAGCCTACTGATTCTGCATGGACTTCTGGTGTATTCAGTGGTAAAACACTTACTATTGCTGGGGCAACTGTAGGTGAGATTTATTGTGTGAAGTATGTAAACACTTATGATTCTATGCGGCAGTTAGTAGTAAACGCTAATTTTATCCCGGCAACAGTTCATGCAGTTATGACGGCTTCTCTTTTCCAGGGTAACAGTAATAATCCTAATGATGCCAATACAACTAAGATTGGTGAGGTTCAGATTGATATTCCTCGGCTTATGCTTTCTGGTGCACAGGATATTACTATGAACATGACAGGTGCGGCGCAGACACCTCTTACTGGTTCTGCATTGGCTTCTAGTAGCACAGAGAGTTGCGAAGATGATGCTATTTATGGAACCATTAAGGAGATTATTAATGGTTCTAACTGGATGGATGATGCATATGCTTTAGCTATCACTCCACCTGACATTGAACTTACTATTGGAGAAAAAGAAACTATTGGTGCTTATGCATTGATTAGGAATGCTTCTCCCAAAAAGGTAAGTCCAACTCAGTTGACTTTCACTAGTGCGGCTACCGCTACTGCTACAGTAAGCAATACAGGTGAGGTATCTGGTGTAGCGGCTGGTAAAACCACGATAAACGTAACTTTGACCGCCAAGCCAACAGTAGAAGGTTTCGCCAATATAACCGTGGCTTAACTTAGTTGTACTGGTTTTTAACCTTATTTATGGGGCAGATATGTTTCTGTCCCATAGTACATAATTTTTGAAAGGAGGTATGCATTCATGTATACATTTATTTGTCCAGATTCTTATAGAGGAAAAGTTGGAAATAGAGAGATGGTTAAATGTCGTAAACAAGGAGGAAATGTATGTCCTTTTGTTTATTGGTGTGAAAATGCTCAAGATTGGAAACCTATAAGAAATACGCAAGAAACATGTTTGCTTAGAACCAAAATAAATAAACCTGATAATGCCAGTGTTGTTAGATTTATGAAAAAAGGAAAACTTTATATAGAATATAAAGATGGTGTAGTGGTATTAGATAATCCTTTTGATTTTGTTCCTAAGTATGTAACTCTTATTCATAAAGGCGAAAAGTTTTATATTGATAAGAAAAAAGGTTTTGCTTAAAAACCATTGACTTAATGATAATATTATGATATAATTATCCTATAAAAAATAAGGAGGATTATATTATGAAACTTACATTTAAACATTTAGTGGATGCTTATAAGGAATACGAAAGTATTCAAAGTAGTTATAAGGGGGAGAAAACAGATTGGTATGAAGTCCATTTAAGACTTTACAATCTTAAGAAAAGTTTGAATTGGGAAATGGCCCAATCTAATAATTTTTCTTTTAATCTTTTTATTAAAAGAAGTTTAATGAATTTGTTTGAAGAAGAATATAATCGTATAACTATTATTATTGATGAATTGGAAAAACGGGACAGAGAAAAAATGGAACTTAATAAAAGATTCTGTCCCAAATGTGGAAATCGGTTATCTTTTTCACGTAAAAGAATTAATGGAATATCGAAATATGTTTGTGAATGTGAACATTGTCAATATCAACCAAAATGTGAAGCTGGTATGTCTTTAGAAGAGGCTGTGTGGTATTTTGATGCATGGCTTAACCTTTAAACCAAATTACATAAATAAGGAGATATTTTTTATGGAATACAAACAGCGTATTAATCGTGGAGATGTTTTTTATGCAGATTTACGTCCTATTGTCGGAAGTGAACAGGGGGGGATTCGCCCCGTATTAGTATTACAGAATAATGTAGGAAATAAATTTAGTCCTACTATTATAGTTGTTCCTTTGACAACTAAACCCAAAAAGTGTTTACCTATGCACCATGTTATAAATAAAGGCAAATATGATTTTCTTTTAGCTGATAGTGTAGCATTGGTGGAACAGATAAGAAGTATTGATAGAAGTCGATTTAAGGAATGGATTGGTTCATTATCAGGCTGGGATGTTGAACAAATTTATAGAAAGGCTATTATCAATTTGGCTAGAGACTAATTTTTTATAAAGAGAGGGGAGGTAGCTTTTTGGTGGATGAAGCGGCAGTGCAGGAAATTAAAGTAGACTTAAAAGCCGCAAATGAAAAAATAAACGAACATGAAATTAAATTGGTTCGTTTGGAGGAATCGCACAAATACATTACACAAATGGCAGAAGATGTTATAGGGGTGACAAAAGAATTAAATAACACTATGCAGAATGTTCAGCTTGCCATGATAGGTATACAAGGAAATATGGAAAATTTAACAACAGATATGAGAGATATTAAAGACCGCATGAATAAGTTTGAAAATGATAGTAATATCAATATTCTTTCTGCAATTAAAAAGAATTGGAAAACAATAATTCTTGCGTTAGCTTTTGTAGGTTATGTTATGTTGAGTAAATATGGAATCCATATTTAATTCATAGAAACTTAAAATTTAATTTTAAAGAATGAAAGGAAGGGTTGATATGCCAGATTTTGGAATTGTTTCTATTCCTGCAATTGTAGTGATTGCTTATCTTGCAGGAAGCATTGTAAAGAATTACACCAAACTTGATAACAACAAAATCTTACCTATTGTGGGTATTGTGGGAGGTATTTGTGGAGCATTGGCGTTTAGGATAATGCCAGAGTTCCCAGCGCAGGATATCATGACCGCAGTGGCTATTGGTATTGTTTCGGGAATGGCTTCCACATGGGTAGACCAGACGGTAAAGAAGGTTACAACCAAGTAACAAAAAGTAGAAGCCGTTTAAAGACTTGTTGTTGACAACTTATAATTGAAGGGGAGAGCGAAGGGTTTACTCTTTTGTACTCTCCCATACATATTAACATATTTAAAGAAAGGAAATGAATGCTATGAAAAAAATAGAAGTTAAACCAGTTTATATTGAGGAATTTGATGTACATGTTTCTCCCTATTTATTGCCAGCAGAAATAGAATTAATTGCTAAAAAGATGATGGGAGGTAAGAATTATGCCGAAGAAATTTATATCCGTGATATTCTTATCATTAAATTGCTTACAGATATAACGGATGAAGAAGCCGAAGATTATGATTATCTGGTGCAGAGCGGTGTAATGGATAAGATATTAGCCAATGTTAAGAATTTGTATTTGATTCAGTGTTATATCAGTTATGCACGTAGTACTTCTTTGGCAGTTATTAAGTTTCTTGATACTTTATCTAAGAATTTGGATAAGTATGGTAAGAAGCTTCCTTCAAGTAAAGAATTACAGGAAATGATGAAAGAAATTAAAAACATTGAAATTCCAAGCGTTAAGAATTAGGAGAAAAATATGCCAATAGCTAAAAATGCGGCGGAATTTTATGGAATATTCAATGAGCCAGTTCATAATGCGGTTGAATATGTAATGAGTAAAATATTAACCAATTATAAACATCTTATTAATCAGATTGTTTATGGAAGAAGTCCAGAAGAATATGAAAGAACTTATGAATTGCTGGAATCATGGGAAGCCAAGTCTAAAAAAACAAGACAAGGTGCTGTAGGGGAAATGAGTCAAGATGTATCTTTTATGAGTTATAACCCAGAAGCTTTTCAGCATGGAAGTTTATATACTTCTTATGGAGATGTAAGAGATGAATTGGCAGGAATTATTTATCAGGGATTAGGTGGAAATCTATTTGGAGATGGATGGTGGACTAATCCCCGTGACCCCTGGACACCATTAATTCAGCAATTAAATGAAGGGAAGAAACTAAGAGAGTGGTTTATTGAAGGAATGGAAAAACAAGGAATACAATGCCGTTCTGTTGGAGTAGGCCATAACATTAGTTCATTTTGGTAGAAAGTTATGAAAAATACAATATTAGGTTTAGATATGAGTACCCTTTCGTCAGGGTACTCTGTTTTTAATTGTAAGAAAAAGTTAGTTGATTATGGAGTTTGGAAACAAGATAAAAAAGTTTTATGGAGAGACAGATGTATAAATATGGGGAATGAACTATCTAAATTAATAGATGTTTGTTCCCCTTCTTTGATTTATTGCGAAGATACTATTCTCAATGGAGAATTAGGTGGTAATGTTCAGACGATTAAAATGCTTTCTGTTTTACAGGGGATTGTATTAGGAGTTTCTAATGTTCATGGAGTAGAAATAGAATTTCTTATGCCGTCTGCATGGCGTAGGGATTTAGGAGTATACGATGGAACGAGAGAAGGAACTAAACGTCCTATGATGAAATATAAAACAATTCAAGTAGTAAATCAAATTTATGGACTTGATTTATTTTATAATTTAAATATACCTAAGTCTGTAAAGAATCAAGATGATATAGGAGATGCTATTGGTATAGTACATTCTCAATTATTTCCAGTTGAAAACATAACAAAACAGAAAGGAATGGGACGAAAAGCCAAAACAAAATAAAAGGAGTGAGTTATTGTGGCTTTAAATAGTAGTAATTTTCAGATTTTAGTTGCGGCAACATTGGATGCCGCTAATATACAAAAACAGTTAAACGCAATATCCAAAAAATATGGAACGATGAAGATTAATTTAGATGTAGACAATACATCTTTAAATAATGCCACTAACTCATTAAATAATTATCAGCAAGGTTTAAAACAAACTAGTGAAGCGGCACAAAATACATCTCAAAGCATTGGAGACATTATAGGTAAAGTAACCAAATTTGGGGGGGCTACTTTAATTATAAATAAATTTCGACAAGCAATTGTTGATGGATATGGTGCAGTAAAAGAACTTGATGCTTCTGTAACAGAATATAGAAAAGTATCAGAACTTACAGATTCTCAAATGGGAGGTTTCATTGATACCGCCAGAGAATTAGGTTTAACAGTGGCAAGAACAGCAGATGAAATGGTAGAAGCGGCTACAGAATTTAAAAAGATGGGTAATGATGATTCCACATCTTTACAGTTAGGTAGATTAGCTACTATGTTTCAGAATATTGCTGATGAAGCAATAAGTGCTGGTGATAGTGCTAGTTTTATTAACTCTCAGATGAAAGCATTTAATTTTACAGCTAATGAAGCTATTCATGTTTTGGATGCTGTTAATGAGGTAGCTAATAATTTTGCTGTTTCTTCTGGTGATATTTCTACAGCTTTACCCAAAGTTGCTAGTACAATGGCATTAGCTGGAAATAGTTTTGAGGAAACTATAGGATTACTTACGGCTGGTGCTGAAATAATTCCTAATCAGGCTTCCAGAATTGCTAGAGGTTTACGTTCTATCACTTTGAATCTTCAAGGTTTAAATGAGGATGGAGAGCAAGTTGCTGGAATGGCGGCTTCTATGCAGGAAGAATTTGATAAGTTAGGTATTTCTTTGCTGGACAATCAGGGACAGATTAAAAGTACTTATCAGATTTTTAGCGAATTAGCAGAAATTTTCCCAAAATTAGATAAAAATACACAAACGTATTATGCTAGTTTGATTGGCGGTAAAACTCAGGTAGACGTAGTAACAGCCATACTTAAAAACTTTGAAACTGCACTTAACGCTACAGATACAGCTATAAATTCTGTTGGTTCTGCCATGATAGAAAATGAGAAATATCTTGATTCTATTCAAGGTAAATTATCTGCTTTAAATTCTGAATTTGAGAAATTCTGGACAGAAGGAATCAGTTCAGATATGGTAAAACAGATAGTTGAATTTGGAACAGGTGTTCTTAAATTAGTAAATGCTTTAGGTGGATTACCTACTATTCTTACAGCCGTAGTAGGAATTATAGCTACTTTAAAAGGCTATAACATAATAACTTCTTTAGGTAAAATGGGAAGTTCGTTAGCTAATGTTATAGGTTTAGTAGTTAGTTTAAGGAAAGATGGTTTTTCTTTAATTGAAATATTTACTGGCTTATCTTCTAGTGCTACATTAGCAAGTGTGGCTATTGGTGGAGTTGCGGCGGCCTTAACT